GAAGTAAACATTAAGTCTGAAAATATAGAGCGTGCGCTGAGTAATATAGGATCTAAAATTCTTGCTGGAATAACGGCTGATGTAAAAAGGCTTCCCGGATTATTTGCAACATCCATGCAACAAGGAATTAAAGATATTGATGTTACTGGAGCAATTTTAGCGGGTGTAAGCTCACAAGAAATGGTGCGTTTTCAGTCCGAAAATAGAATGGCATTAAGATTGTTAAGTAATTCATTTGATTTTTCCAAAGCAACAGATTCAGATGAATTCGCTAGAATACAGAATAGATTAATGGATTTTGGTCTTTCTAGAGAAGAGCGTTTAAAAGTTTCTGAAGAAGCATCCGATCTTGCAATTAGAACTGGTTTAGGTGTAAACAGTACTTCAATAAATGGAATTATAGATATTGCTTCGGGTATAACTAGATCTTTTGGTGGAACTATTCAAGATAATTTAAAAATTATAGACGCATATTCCAGAGAGATGTATGTATTATCTAAGTTAAATACTGCAAAAAGTGAAAAAGATAGAATTGCTATACTAGAGCAAGAAACTAAGAAAAGAATGGAACTTAATACGGTTTTAGGATTGTCCACTGAAACTGCAAAGAGAATGGAACAGCAGGCATACAGTAAACAATTCGATCCGATGGCTGAAAACATGAAAAGAATGTTCGGTCTTAGATTTGCGCTGAACAGAATGCGAGCATCTGGAATTGAAACACCTACAAACGAAAGATTGCTAGAGTTGTTAAGAGCGGAAACGAGTGGAGATACGGAAACTGCCAAAATAATCGAGGGTGAGTTAGGTATAGCTGCCGTAGAATTTAATAAAAAAATAAATGAAAATATATCCACACAAGATACAATCGGTGGAATTTTAGGACAAGGTTTACCAAGAGAATTGGTTAAACTCATGAATCCGAATTATCAGCAAAGCGTAGAAATTGGTACAGAAGCTCAAGCGAGAATTTTACCAATACAAAAGCCCGGTGAAACGTCAGAAGATGTCCAAAATAAACTATTTGGCACTGTAATTCAACAGCAACAGGCTTTTTCAGAATTGATTGAAGAAACTAATGGTCTTAAGAGAGCATTCGTTGAAATTGCAAACTATGCATCAGGATTAACATCAAGTCCAGTAATAGGAACAGCTTCTGGCATATTAAGCTCGCTCGGAGACGCAGCCACTACTTATTTTGGTTATAAAGCGATTACTGGTACTCTTCCAGATTTGTTAAAAAAAGGACCACCTTTGCCAACAGGCTCCACTCCCAAAGCAACTACATCTCTAGCACGTCTCCTTGGAGTCGGTGGTATAAAATTATTAGGAGCAGGTGCAGTAGGTTATGGTGTAGGCTCTTTAGGTAATTATATTGGAACTGAATTCGACGAGTATGCATCATTTAACCCTAATGCTGGAGCAATGGCTAAATCGTTAAATAATTTAAATTTATATTCTTGGCTACGTAAAGGCTCCGAAAGTTCAACTAATGCAAACTTTGAAAAAACACAATCAATATTGGAACAAGTAGCAAAGCTTAATAACACTCAGAGTATAACACCTGAAATGATTAAGGAATATACTGATGCACAATACGGCTCCGAATTGTTCCAATTCGATTCTACTAGAAAAGAAAATGAACAAAAAACAATAGATTTGTTCAATAGTATTATTGATGTTAATAAAACATTACAAACCAAAATTAAGGCACCAGAATCAACAACTGAAAATTTGAATAAATCAAAAGACGCTGCTCAAGGAATAGAAAGAGACAGTATTACTGGAGAAATAATAAGTAAAGATAATGGCTTACCTTCAGAAGTTGAGACTTATTTAAAAGAAATTGTTGATTTCTTGGGAAAATTTTTTGGTATGGCGAAAGAGAAAGAAGATAGAGATATAAATAATGTTGCCATGGAAATGATAAAAACGAGAAAAGAGAGAACTCATACTCTACTAATGCAAGCAACCAATGCAGTCAACATAATAGCGTAATACAGAGATAATAAATGCAAGCTAAGAGATATTATAAAATCATAACTCCGCAGTCTCCAAAGACTGATGTTACGGACAATCAGGAATTATCTGCGACCAGTGGACTATACGGAAATTACACTTGGTATCATCGTCTTATTCAAGGCTCTCCTAGTCGATTAAACAGATATAAAGAATATGATTTAATGGATTCCGATGTTGATGTTGCAAGAGCATTGGATATTATAGCAGAAGAAATGACCGGAAATATTTCCAAAGGTGAGCTTCCATTTAAAATAAATGTGACAGACAGATCGCTTTCATCTAGTGCAATAATAACATTAAATTCTGCATTAAAGACATGGTGCGAAATTCATAAATGGAAAAAGAGAATTTATGAAATCTGCAGAATGATGATAAAATATGGCGACTGTTTTTTTATTAAGCCGGAGAAGAAAAACGGCAAGTATCAATATACACATATCAGTAACGTAATTGCAGCAATTGTAAGTCAGGATGATATTTCTGATGTAAGAGGCTGGCATGTGAAAATGGATTCAAAAACCGTAAATCAGACAGGCTCAGGTGCCTTTGTCATGAATCCTTCCGGCAATTCCATTGGCGATAAAGAAGTAAGACCAATGGGCTCTGAAAGAATTTTGCGTTTTACTATAAATGATGAAATGTCAGAAGAGGCTCCATTTGGCGAATCCGTACTTAGAACGGTTTATAGAACATTCAAACAAAAAGAATTACTTGAAGATGCGTTGCTAATTTATAGAATAGTTCGTGCTCCAGAAAGATTAGTTTTTAAAATTTATACGGCTGGAATGCACCCTGCAAAAGTAGCACAACACTTAGAAAAAATTAAAGCTGAAATAAATCAGAAAAAAATTCCAACTCTTTCCGGTGGAAGAAGCAGTGTTGACTCTGTATATAATCCTGCAAGCATGCAAGAAAACTACTATTTTGCTCAAGGTAAAAACGGTGAAGGCTCGACTGTTGAGCAGTTGGCTGGAGGACAAGGATTAGGCGATCTACAAGATTTGGATTATTTCTTTAATAAGATGTGGAGAGGTTTGAGAATCCCACGATCATTTACGGATAGTACCGCAGAAGGTGGCGGTGTAGCAAATGATGGTAAGGTTGGGATTGCATATCTACAAGAAATTAAGTTTTCTCAATACGTTGAAAGATTACAATCTTACATTGAAGAACCAATGGACGAAGAATTTAAAGAATTTTTAAGAGTCAACAGTATACAGGTAGATCCAACTGCGTTTTATCTATCAATGCCATCACCATCCAACTTCAATGTATCCAAGAAACAAGAAATGGATTCCGCTCTATTGAATACATTCCAAGCAGCCGATGGTATTGGTTCTTTATCTAAGAGATTTGGTTTAATGAAGTATCTACAATTGTCCAACGAGGAAATGGCAATAAATGAAAGAATGCTGAGAGAAGAAAAGGGACTTCCGGCAGAAGGGGAAGATTGGAGATATTTACCTAAACTATATTCACCTGATGATGCAGAAGCTGGAGGGTTTGAGGGTGGATTCGCCGGAGGGTTTGGTGGATCTCCACAGGAAAGACCATCTGATGCGGAATTAGATGATGAAATCGCTCCGGAAGGCGAACCCGGAGCAGAAGATATTGGTGCAGAAGAGCCTTCTCCGGAAGAAGGTGAGAGCGAAACCGAAACTAGCCCACCAGAAGAGGGTGAAGAAGCTCCACAGACACCTCCTCAAAGATAAAAATAGATTTATAATTATACTAAACAATAAATATAATAAAACTAAGGGATTATAAAATGGACGTATTAAAAAATAGTTTGAAAAAAATGTTAGAAGCATTAGTAGAAAAAGATGTTGATACTGCTACTAAGCATTTTAATGAATATGCCACGGTAAAGGCAAGCGTTTTACTATCTGAAGATCATGAAAAATATATGGATGCGGATGAACTCCATGCACATTTAAAGAAATTGATGAGCAAAGCAACTGAAGATCAAAAAGAAAAGGCATTAAAACACTTGGGACTGAAGTCATGTGAAGATGATGCTTTAAAGGGTTGCGCAGAGAAAATGTGTAAAAAGGGAAAGAAGCATTGCGATAAAGTAATACATGCACTTGAAGATATGTTGGCAAAATGAAATTACTGACTTTATTTAACTTAATAGATTCTAGAAAGAGTGATTCTATAGAAACAGGTCACTCTAAATTAGATAACTATTTTTCTTCGAAAAAATTTAAAAAACCGAAGAAAGTGGTTCCTTCGGTTAAAAAAAGTACCTATGGTATTCCAGTTGGATTAAACTCAAATGCATCATCCGGTGAAAGCGGTGGTGATGGTGGAGGTGGAGGTGAATAATAAAATGACATTTAAAGAGTTTTTAAATGAAAACGTATTGAATAATATGTATTCTGTAACTCCAGTTCTGCACCATACGGAAGTAAAAACAGATAAACAAGAAAAACAAGATGATTGCTGCAAGGATAAATCATCCAAAAAAACCAAAAGATCTAAAAAGAAACTATATAATGATATTAAAGATTTTAGATACTTTATGCAAATCATGTCTTCAATTAATTAAAGGAAATGTAAAATGAATAGCGACGAAATGAAAAATAAATTGAGTGATTATATAGATGGTGTAATTCAGGGTAACGAAGAAGCATCGAAGGAAGCACTTTCCGCTTGTATAACAGCAAAAGCAAAAGCAATCGTTAGTAATTTGTTAAATGCTACACCGGAGCAAACAATATCCGAAGCAATCTTGAAGGAATTTACAGAAGATTCTCCGATTAAATTGAAAGGAAATTCTGTTGTGGTTAATGGAAAGATTGTTGGAAAAATTGAAAATGATTTAAATGATCCAGAAGCAGGAATTAATTTCATCGATGCTACTGGAAATCAATCATTTGAATTTAATACAATAAAAGAATTATACCAATTCTTGATGAAGAGATATGGGGTTAAGTAATGAATATTTTAATTGAAGGAATGAGTGCATCTGATGGTAATATTGTAACCCAAGCACCTAAAGATAGTAAAGATGTATTTCTTTCTGGAGTTTTCATGCAGGCAGAAGTAAAGAATAGAAACGGAAGAATTTATTCTTTACAAGAAATGACTAATGCAATCTCTAATATGAATGAAAGTATTAAGGCATATGGAGGGGTTTTTGGAGAACTCGACCATCCTCAGTCATTAACCATAAACATGGATAGAATTTCTCATGTCATTACCGAATTGAGAATGCACGGTAATAATGTAATTGGTAAAGCCAAGTTACTAGATACTCCAATGGGTTTGATCGCTAAAGAGCTTTCAAGGTCCGGCGTAAGATATGGTGTTTCCTCACGAGGTATAGGAAATGTTAATGAATCTGGGTTAGTTTCAGGATTTGTTTTACATACTATAGATTTAGTTGCAACCCCTTCTGCTCAGGGAGCATATCCTGATGTGATGGCTGAATCTACTATAGAAAACTTTAAAGAAGGTAAATTAATTACACTAGCTGAATCATTGAAAAATGATAAGGATGCGCAAAAATATTTCAAACATGCTATAATGGAATTTATAAACACAATTTATAAAAAATAAATGTCAGCAAGTCAGGAAAAGAAAAATTTGTGGAAATTAAAATCACCTTCTTTAACAGAAGGTGATTTTAATTTATTTCCTTGTAATATTTTAAACGAGAGTTAAACCTATAATATTTTTCAGGAAGCCCGCAATCGATGCATAACCTTTATATTTAAATTGACAGGTCAGCACTTTTCATATAAAATATAGCATCTATCTGACGTATATAAATCATTAACTTTTAGTGACGGCGTTTTTTGTGTCGTAACTAATTGATTTGTATTGCGTATGCAGACTGTAAACATCGTAAAACTAAATAATTACCCACACAACAAAAACATTCAGGAGATATAATACATGTTAAAAAAGGACACCAAAGAACTAGCAGCAAACGCAAAATTCTATGAATCATACGCAAGGTATGATGATGATAAACAAAGATATGAAGCGTGGGAGGAAAGTGTAGCAAGAGTATTCGACACCCATAGAAAGAAATTTAATGATAAACTAACAGCAGAATTAGAAAGCCTATTACAATATGCTCAAAACATGTACAATAAAAAAAGAATTCTTGGTGCGCAAAGAGCGTTACAGTTTGGTGGAGATCAATTATTAGCTCATGAATTCAAACTCTATAATTGCACTTCCGGATATTTGGACAGATTAGAATTCTTTGGTGAATACATGTATTTGTTATTATGTGGTGCCGGTGTCGGCTTCTCGGTACAAAAACACCATGTAGCTAAACTACCAAAAGCATCACCTAGATCGAATAGAGTTGTACAATTTATAATACCAGACTCTATTGAAGGCTGGGCAGAAGCTATAGACGTATTAGTTAGTTCATTTTTCGAGGATGGTGTAAAATTCCCTCAATATAGTGGCAAAAAAGTATATTTTGACTTCTCTCAAATTCGTCCAAGAGGCTCTAAGATTAGTGGCGGGTTTAAAGCGCCCGGACCTGAACCATTAAGAAAATGTATTGCAATATGCGAAGAAATTTTAACTAAAATATCTTATAATGGTGGTGAAATTAAGCCTATAGATGCATATGACATAGCTATGCATATAGCAGATGCTGTAATTAGTGGTGGTGTTAGACGAGCTGCAACAATCGCACTATTCTCACCAGATGATGAAGAAATGATGAAAGCTAAGACTGGAAATTGGTACATAGATAATCCACAACGTGCAAGATCAAACAATTCTGTAATGTTGGTTCGTGACGAAACATCACATGCAGACTTGGCGAAGATGATAGAAAGTATCAAGCAATTTGGAGAACCGGGATTCATTCTAACAGAGAATCGTGAGTTCACATATAATCCATGTTTCACGAAGGATACTAAAGTATTAACAAGTGATGGTTGGCGTTCTTTTGCTCAAATTGAAGGAAGCACTCCAACTATTATACAGGATAATCGTGTAATAGGATTTATTAATGATAATGAAGAACATTGGAGTATAGATTTGAATGCCAATGGCGTAACACACAACACAGCTACTAAAGTAGGAATGACTCAACAGAATCAAGACGTATATAAACTGTCATTATCGTGCGGCAGAGAGGTTAAGGCCACCGCTAATCACGGTTTCGCCACAACTAATGGTATGATAAACCTAGAAGATTTGCATGTTGGCGATGAAATATTGATAGGCGTCCCAGATAATTACACTCCAGATAAAGAATCAATAGACTTTAAGGCTGGTAATATATTAGGTCTAATTTACGGTGATGGTGTAATTGTAAACGATGGCCTTAGAATAGAGATTTGGGGTGATGAAAATTTACAATATATTTCTAAAATACAAAATGATGTAGCAGATGTAATTGCGGCAAATATGGATTATCTTGCAAAATTTGTAAAACACAATACAATTAAAATGCCGGAATTCGAATTGGTAGAATGTGATGCTGGCAATAAGACCAAGTATAGAATGAATTCTATGTTACTCAAGCTATTATTTGATAATATTTCTGGTGGGAAAGTATCCAAAGATAACGTCGAATGGTTACATTCCACAAGTAAAGATTTTAAATCAGGTTTCCTGTCCGGTATGTTTTGGGCTGATGGTCATACCGAATGGAATGTACATAAGAATACTGTAAGTGTCAGTTTGTCATCTTCAGAAAAAGAAAACTTGCGTGCATATCAATTAATATTACAAGAACTTGGAGTATTTTCAAAGATACATGGAGCTAGACCAGAGGGGGCACGACTCCTACCATCGTCTGACCGTAACACAAAGAAAGAATACAACTGTAAAGAATCTTATAGACTTGTTATAGGCGGTAGACAACAATGTGACATAGCAAGAAAAATATTGTCGCTAGCAGATAAAGATGTACAAAAGTTAGATAATGCATTTAATTCTTTACAGAAAGCTGTATACAAGACACAACACAAGTCATATGTTAGTAATATAGAATATATTGGAAAGGAAGATGTATATTGTCTTCAAGAAAATAATCGCAGAACACTTATTGCGGAAGGAATGACGGCTAGAAGGTGTGTGGAAATTGGCATGTTACCCACGACAGATGACGGTAGGACAGGGTTTCAAGCATGTAACTTAACTGAAATAAATGGTTCACAATGTGATACCAAAGAAAAGTTTTTTGATGCGTGCAAGGCAGCAGCCATAACTGGTACTATACAAGCTGGTTATACAAATTTTAAATATGTCAGTGAAGCTACGAAAGAAATTGTAGAAAAAGAGGCGTTACTAGGAGTATCAATAACTGGATGGATGAACAATCCACAAGTACTTTTTGATGAAAATGTTTTAAGGGAAGGTGCCGAAATAGTTAAACATTGGAATAAAATCGTTGCAGGTATGCTAGGTATAAATGTTGCAGCAAGAACAACATGCGTTAAACCTTCTGGAAACGCATGCACGACATTTGACACTTTGATAAAGACTGAAAATGGGGATATGACCTTGCACGACATATTCAAATATTGTACAAAGAATAAAATAGATATTGATAGTATAGGAAGTTCTACTGAAATACAGGTAATAAACCCATTAAAAGTGTTTGATCATAATAATGAGTTACAAGATATATCAGGATTATATTTTAACGGCAATTCGTATGTATATGAAATAGAATTCGAAGATGGAGCTTGCTACAAATTTACAGAAAACCATAAATTGAAAACCAGAAATGGATGGAAATTGGTATCAGAATTGACAGAAGATGACGAGATTGTGAGTTTCGAATGATGGAGAAAAATACTGGCACGCCATATGTTTATTTACTAAAAAACAAAACTACTGGCATGAAATACATAGGAGCAAAGTACGCAAAAAATGCTGATCCGGATACTTTCTGGATCACATATTTTACATCTTCTAAAAGAGTTAAATACCTCATATCAGCTTTTGGTGTTAATGATTTTTCATATAAAATAATTAAAAAATTTAACACCCAATCAGAAGCAATGCAACTTGAAAGTAAATTAATAAAATTAGCGTTAACTAAAAATGATTATTTGAATTTACATTGCAATTTTATGGTGATCGAACTGATGAAAAAATGTTTTACGATAAGTTAAATCAAAAAAGAAGCGCAGAAATAACTGGCAAGTTGTCAGAAAAATTAGGAATAGGACTATTCTCATTATCTAAAGAAGAAAAGCTTACAGTATCATCAAAAGGTGGTAATAAACAACTCCGCAGAGCTATATTTGATCCAGAAGTAAGGAAAAGACATTACGATACACTTAAGAGGAAGAAGATTAGTGCATATTATGACGATAAATTACGTAAAGAGATATCATCAAAGGGCGGGCAAAACGGATTTTTTTAGTAAAAATTATTATGAAAAGCATAATCTATCAGAAGTAGATAGAATACGCGCCCAAAGTGATAGAGGTAAACGTGGTAGCCGTACTAATGCCGGATTTATATGGTATAATGATGGAGTATCATCATTTAAATATAATAAATCTCAACAGGACAAACTGCCATTTGATGAATTTATAGCAAATAACAAACATTTTAAACGTGGTAGGCTACGTCAATTAATAAAAAGAATATGGGTAAATTATAATGGTGAGAATCATATGATTGCAGAAGATTGTTTTAACCAAAATATACACAAAAAGGGCAGAATTAATAGGAGTAATAAATAATGGCCATAAAAATTAAAAAAATAACAAAATTACACGATACATATATAACTGGAGATATAGAAGTTGCTAACACACATTCATACCAATTAAATAACGGCGCGGTATCACATAATTCGGTTTTGCTACAGACTGCTAACGGCATTCACGGAGAACACTCTGAACATTATTTACGTCATGTACAAATGAATAAAGATACTGAAGTAGCCAAACTCTTTGCAAAGAAGTACCCTCAAATGGTAGAAGATAGTGTATGGAGTAGATCAGGAACTGATTATTGCATTGCATTTCCATTCGTCGCTGGTGAAAATTCTATATTCAAGAAAGATTTGTTAGGTGTTAAGCAACTTGAGTATGTCAAGAAAGCTCAACAAGTTTGGGTTGAGAATGGGACAAATCATGACCTATGTAGAGATAAAGATTTGCGCCATAACGTGTCTAATACTATTACGGTTGATAATTGGGATGAAGTTATTGAGTATGTATTTGATAACAAGAAGTATTTTGCTGGTATTTCATTCATACCAATGAGCGGTGATAAAGACTATGCACAAGCACCTAACGCAGAAGTTAAGTCAGAAACTGAAATAGTAAATGAATATGGTCCAGCGGCACTATTTGCTTCCGGGTTGATATGTCACGGTACGGACGCGTTCAATAATGATTTATGGCTAGCTATATCAACAGCAAATGGTATGGGCATAGACATATCCGAGGACAGTCATGAAAATTCTCAGAAAAGGGATTTTGTAAGAAGATTTATTAAATTCGCAGAGGCTAACTTTAACGGAGATATGCGTAAATGTTCGGACTGCCTTAAAGACGTATACTACTTACACAAGTGGCAACGAATACAAAATGCATTAGCAGATAGTGATATAAATTGGGTTGAAGAATTGACGGAAAAGGTTTATACAGATATTGACACTATGGGTGCAATAGCATGTAGCGGAGTTAAAGGTTGTGAAATATAATAAAAAGGGGAGATTGCCATCAAGAACCATTTTTCCCAACGATGTATGACTTTAGATTTTTGTAAGTTTAAAAGAACGGTCTAATTACGATCCCAATAAAACCAAAAAGGAAAATTGTCTCAATAATAAAATTTACAGAATATACGATTGTGGTAAAATTAAATTTACATAAAAAATCCGGAATAAATCCGGATTTTTTATTTTATTATTCTAATTTTTATTAGAATTTTGATTTATCGAATGAATCATCGTCATCAAAATCTTCCATCTCATCGTCTACTCCATCAACCGCATCCGGGTTTCTATCATTTAAATATCCGAGCTTTGCTTGTCGATCTGCCGCAACTGAAAGATCATGACCACCTAATTTATGAAATATTTCTACAGCCTTCTGTCCGGAATTTGTCAATTCATACGAATCATCCAATAAACCAAAAGTCAAAAGTTCATCGAGAACATCTTGAACGTTGTCTGGAATATCTCCATCTAAATCAAGTTTACCAGATGCCAACTTATTTAAATAATGCAACTGTAAAGAAGTTAAATCTTTGTATTTAAGACCACTCTTGGGAGCGTCAAAATTTTCCAAAATGGTATTAAGTTTCATATTTTTTCCTTTTTGTGATATGATATTATATCTATTTATTATACATAGTATAAAACGAGATATTTTTATGTTAAAGTTAGTTGATAATAAAAGCGACATTCTTAAAACTAATCTTGATGCATTAGACATTGATGCAGTTTCTGTCGAATATTTAAAAGATATTAAAAATAAAATGACTGAAACAATGCTGGCGAATGATGGCATAGGTTTGGCTGCCAATCAAGTAGGTATGGTAGATAGACTGTTTATCATGATACATAGTCAAACAAATAAAATAATTATGTGTGTAAATCCTGAAATATTGAATTATAGTAAAACAAAAAAATCTTTTCGAGAAGGATGCTTATCTTTTAAGGGTGAATATTATTCTATACTTAGACCATATGATATAATCGTTAAGTACTATGATGAAAATAAAAATCAAGTACTAAATACTTTTTCAGGAATAGATTCAATTTGCTTTCAACATGAACTGGATCATTTGAATGGTATAACATTTCATAAAAGGAAAAAAGATGTTTAAAAAATTCGTAAAAAGACCGATTGTGATAAATGCAGTAAAGTACGATGGAACTAATGGAAATGAAATAGTCCAATATGCAAACGAAATGCTTCAATTTCAGAGCTATACAACCGAAGAATGCTACGTAGATGATAAAACGAATAATTTATATGTACAAACAATGGAAGGAACTATGAGAGCTTTAGTTGGGGACTATATAATTCAAGGCCCTTTCGGTGAATTTTATCCATGTAAGCCAGATATATTCGAAGCAACATATAGTGAAATCGATGAAGATAACTCTACAGAGTTAAATAAATTATTTTATAAATTGTTGACATACTCCAAACCTTAATGTACACTCAGTCATGCTCGCACTAGGAGAATATGAATGGGTGACATTAATTTATTATGGCTGGCAATAGGACCAGTCCTAATTCCATTATTAGCTAAGTCATTCTTTCCGCACAAGATTTCTTGGATTGAACTATTATTGAACATAATTGTGGTTTTAGCTCTTACGGGAGGTATATATGGTATTGCAAAGCATAATAACATTTCAGATGTTGAAGTTATAAATGGACAAATAACGGAAAAAACTTTCAGTACATATACTTGTACTAGGAATATGCCAAGTGTTGGATGCCGACATTCATATTCCTGTAATTGTAGAACTGTGAGGTATACATCTACGTGCTATAGAAATGGTAAATCATATACCTGCACTAAAACTAAGAGAGTATGTGATACTTGTTATAGATATCCGTGGGAACGGGATTATTATTTACAGAGTGACATTGGTAGATTTTCGGTTCCGAGGCAAGATCCACAGGGAGCTACGGAACCCCTTCGTTGGGTACGAACTGAGATTGGTGAACCTGCTAGCAGGCATAACTCATACACTAACTGGATTAAAGCATCCGCCGACTCTTTATTTAAAGAACATAAAGGATTGTTAGAACAATTTAAAGATTTGCCGGATTATCCGAATAAGATTTATGACATATATAAAATTGATAGAGTTATACTTCTAGGTAATATTAATTTTAATACAGAATTCTTAAATAAAGAATTATCTGAAATTCTAAAAATTTTAGGGCCACAGAAGCAAGCAAATATAATTATTGTAATAACTGACAATCCTGATGACAGTATAGCATATGCTCTTAGAGCAAAATGGGATGGATTTAAGAAAAATGATATTGTCATCAATATAGGTGTAGATGAAAGTAATGTAGTACAGTGGACTAAAGTTTTTTCATGGTCTAAAAACGAAATGGTTAATATTGTTCTCGAAGACGAAATATATAAGCACTTTTCTAAGAAACCTATCGAATCGAATTACTTAATTTTAGCTATTTTCCATAATGTTACTCAATACTTTGAGCGTAGAAGCATGAAAGAGTTTGAATATTTGACGCAAGACGCTGTTATGGTTCCAACATACCTTTGGGTAACTTTGATTTTACTCTCGATATTTGGTACAACAGGTCTATCATATGTATTTTACAAAATTGAAATAGGAGATAAAAAATGAAATTTGTAATAGCAGCACTTTTGTTAGTTGTGATGCTTGGAACAGTAGTCGTAGCATCTTATATATCCGCGAATAATAGTGGCGTAATGATGGAGAATGGTATTACGGCTTCAATAGAAGATTCACAAAATAAACTTACACAATATTCACTTAAAGCGAGAGAAGCTCTCGGAGTAACAGAAATGTACTCAGAAGATTTTGAACGGGTAACAAGAAGTGCTCTGGAATCGAGATATGGGGACGATGGTGCAAAAAATGTGTTCCTTTGGGTGCAAGAAAATTATCCGGGCCAATTCGATAGTACAATGTATGTAAAAATTCAACAGATTATCCAAGCCGGTAGAAAAGAATTTGAAATTTCTCAATCAGTTACAATTGATAAGGTGAGAGTTT